GGTGTCCTAGCCACTAGACGACCGGGCCATGGAGCGGAAGAGCGGATTCGAACCGCCGACCATCTCGTTGGCAACGAGAAGCTCTACCACTGAGCTACTTCCGCATTAAAATTGGAGGAGGGTGATGGCATCGAACCATTTACCTTTCGGTAACTACAGTTTTCAAGACTGTGTGAGGAGCCAACCTCAGCACCCTCCATTGGTGCGTCTAGTAGGCTCCGACCCTACGACCTCACCCTTATCAGGGGTGTGCTCTACCAACTGAGCTATAGACGCGAACAACAATGAGAAAGAACAAACTGGCGAGGGTGGGGGGAGTCGAACCCCCGCTTGCGGTTTTGGAGACCGCCGTGCTACCGTAACACTTCACCGACATAACTTGGCGATCTAGAAGGGACTTGAACCCTCGACCTCTCGCGTGACAGGCGAGTGCTCTGACCAACTGAGCTACTAGACCAATGAACTTGTATTTATACCCTTCTACACAATTCACGCTTAATTGTACATAACTATTTTTAGTTTAAATGACGTACAGCGTGATCGGCAGCATGAGTAGCAGCAAAAGCAGAAGGCTTGATCTTGGCATCCATACCAAGTGAACCTCTTACCCAACCAAGCGCTTCTTTGACAGCAACGTTTGACTTGTGATTTGGATTTGGATTGATATCCAAGTGTACCTCAAAGTGACGATCACCGATCACATCGAGAATATCCATAGCTGTAGTCACGGCAAGTTGAACTTCCATTAGCAGTCTTTGTTTCAAGTTACCAAAGTCAGGCATGTCGACGGATGTGTGGAACAGTCGGCCGCCCTTCTTCGAATCCATATGGATAATTACCACAGTAGAATACTTGGCATACCACATCTTGTTCTTTCTGAAACGGATCGAGTCACAGCCAATGTAGACTGATGAATTTGGACTTGAATCTAGAATCGCCTGCTTTGCTTCTTCAATCATATTACGTACTCAAAAATGGAGTCACGGGCGGGATTCGAACCCGCGGCTTTACGGATTTGCAATCCGTTGCATTGGACCACTCTGCCACCGTGACTTAATTATGGATGCTTCCAAACAACCTTGCGCTGTGCCTTGGCAATCCGTTTTGTTTCTTCTGCGCGGTCGTAGAAACCAATCCAACTATCATACTGTGCCATCGCAGCTTCCTTTGCAAGCTCGAAAGTTGGAAAGGTGTCTTGTTTCGTATATGGAGTGTGCGTATAATGACTTATAAGACTCCAATCATCAAAGAACGGTGTGAAACGAGTAGTGTGAAGTGCATACTCTGCAATAAACCCATCCTTCTCATTACCACGAACACGTACTTTTACACCGTAAGGAACTTTCTCAAACATATTCATTCTCCATTATAAAAAAAACTGGTACTCCCGAAGGGACTCGAACCCCCAACCTAGCCCTTATGAGGGGCCAGCTCTACCGTTGAGCTACAGGAGTATGGTGCGCCGTGCAGGACTCGAACCTGCTGCCTCAAGATTAGAAGTCTCGCGCTCTATCCAGATGAGCTAACGGCGCATTAACTTTAGGCAATACGACCTATTCGATGAAGGAGGTTGGCCACCTTCATAAGTTCTGCCGAAGCATTTCGCTCGCTCTCTTCTGTACTCACAAGCATATCTTTATAATAACGAAGAGCCCGCTTCAGCAAATCCATGTCTGCTGGTGCAAACGTACCACCTTTATTTTCATTCGGCATTACTTCGACTCCAATAACCAATTGTTGGCGGTATCCATCCAATCGAGTGCTTCGACAGGAAGAGATTCGCCTCTACGTTTTGCGTTAAGAAGATCACAGAATGTATCTTCTACAGCCTTCGGATTTTCCATCGTAGGAAATGCAAACAATTCAACTTCCATATTCACCTCCGTATACTATATATTCGATTTATCGCGCGGTGTAGTCATAAACAGTGAAATGAGTAGCATCGGCAATTAGACAATCTTGCATCGCACGATGACGCGAACGAAGATAAGTAGTCTTATCGGTACGAATCATTTCGCGACCGATTGAAACGGTGCGAGGGCCACGATAGCGAACACGGATAGTAGTACCGGCGGCACGATAGGCGGCACGGACGTCTTCGAGTTTTGCGATCGGAATCCAATAGGCTAGAACGGGGTAATAGTTTTGACCGGTCGCGAAGGCAGGTACGCCATACGTGAATTCGATTTGTTCAACGGTAAGAGTCATAATATATTCCTTTCAACTGATAATATCATCTTACACCGGTTTCGGATTATTGTACACCGGTATTTTCGGTATGGATGATTTTATTCAGACAGCCACCGTGAGATCGATCCAAACTTGAGTTCGAAGCGATACTCGAGAATCTCGAGACCGTAGAAATCGAACTCATCTTCGGAGATACCTTCGGCATCGGCGATGATTTCGATGGCACGCTCGCGAGTGGCACCTTCGACGATCTGCATCGTCTCTTCGACACGAGCAACAAACTCATCAAAGTTACGAGCTTGCTCGACTTGCTGCTGCTCGATCTGCTCATCAAGCTTATTGCAGAGGAAGTCGTAGTCATCTTGAAATTCTTCAAGATCACGAAACTGCGCGTAACGAGGACGGCTGCCGTACACGTCCTTGTAAAGGTCCGAGTAGATGTCACCATCCTTAGAGTTGGTAAGAACGTTGATGTCCGAGAGAGTAAGCATGTCAATATTTCCTTTCATCATCATATACCCAGGATACAATGTTTTGACAATAATGTACACAAAAAAACGCGCTCAGAATCATCCAAGCGCGTTTTAGTTTTGATTTAAATCAATAACTTATTTAATAATTGGGATATTAAACGCTGCCAGCTTTTCAATCACTTCATCGATAGTGTCGAGAATGGCATCAGAACCGCGATCATCGACTGTACGAATCATCACTTTTCCACGATGCTCAACCACACCAATTAAAAGATCGAGATTGACAAGATACTTGCCACCTGTTTCGTTAATAAATTCTATAAACCTTACTGGATTGCTCATTTCTTTCTTCCTATATTATATTTTGTCACGAGACTCCATTCATTTTTTTCTTTGAATGGAAGGATCTTAATTTGGTTCAATGGAGTCTGAGGCTCTGTGATCTTTTCTTGATCAACAACAGCGATCAATCCCCAGTCGGAGAGAAGTTTGACTATTGTATTTCTTCGACCTTTGTCTTCTTCAGAGAAGTCTGAAGGTTTACCGTCAAGAGCAAAGAGCTCTTTAAAGTGGACGATATAATATTTGCCTTGTTTGTGCAAGATATGGCAAGACTGATAAAGAGTCTTGTCCTTACGAGAAGCCACGCCGATACGAGTCAGAGTTTCACGAACTTTTAGGAAATCATCCTCTTCGCCGAGCCTCACTTCAATTAAACTTTCTAAAACACTCATGTTTCACCCTTCTGAATCTTTTTCTTTATTATTTTTATATGTTCAGAGGAGAGGATATCAAGAGCTGCCTTGGCAGCACGGCGGTTATAACCGTAATACTCTGCAACCGCTTCGAGATCTCCATCCTTTTCTTTTTTCACCCACTTCGCAAAGCGTTTGCTAGGTCGTATGATATTTATCAAAAAAGAATATTGGAGTTTGTTGTCGAGGTGGTGGTTGCAGTTCATCATGTTTGCGGCATGGATACTATCCGCAAAGTAGGACAGAGAACGATTCGTTAGCCAAGGACTGTAAGTCTTCTCGGCGAGTGTGTCATTCTCCGTACCTTTCATCAGGTTCTTCTTGGTCGAGTTGATCGAACTTACGAAGTCGAACGGTTTCATCGCTACGGCCTTTCATTATCACGTCTGCAGACTTGTCAAAGAAATCTGCACACTTATCACAAATCTCAAGAGAAACCACACCTTCATCAGTATTTACCTGCATTTCGTGGAATGGTACACTCTTCAGATACTTATCTTCACAGACGGCACATGTTTTGTTTCGATTGAACCAGATCACAGAAACTCGCAGTCAGCCATGATCTCGGTCAGACATGCCATGAGGTTGATCTCAGGATCTGCAGCGAATGCATTTTGATACTGGTACTTTGCGAGGTGTAGCACCAACTGCGGCATGCTACCTTTACCAATATGATCTTCGGCCTTATCGAAGAAGGCACGGAAGAATTCGGTAGGTTCGATGTCAGACTCTCCAAGCCACTTACGAACGGCTGTGAAGTTCTTATCCTTCATGTAACCGATCAGCTTGGCAAGAGCAGAATCCGAGAAATTCCTAAGAATCCCAGTGTCAATCCCGCCAGTAGCACTATAACGTTGGAGCTCATTAATAACACGTCGCCAATCTGGAAAGTGTGTCTTGATGACTTCAGCAACGACCGCTTTTTCATAAGAAACCGATTCAGTCTCGAGGATTCCACATACTCTTTGCATAAATTGTTTGGCAAGAGATGGGAGTTCCGACTTAGGAATCTTAAATTTGATAACCGAGCATCGAGAATGGAGCGGCTCAATAATCCGATCGACAAAATTACAAGTAAGAATGAATCCACAGTTTGCACTGAATTCCTCCATAAAGTTACGTAGAGCTGGCTGTGTGGACTGAGGATTCAGATAGTCGGCCTCATCGAGGATGACCATCTTTCTGCCACCCATCAAGGACACAGAGCTAGCAAACTGAGAGATGTCGTTACGCAGCATATCGATGTTGCCATTCATCGAACCGTTGATAACGATGTAGTCACATCCAAGCTCTTCACACATGGCTTTGGCCACAGTCGTCTTACCAACGCCTGCGGTGCCAGAGAGAATGAGATTAGGAATGTTCTTCTGATCTACGAACTGTTGAAATGTCTTCTTGAGTTCGTCAGTCAGGATAGTGTCGGACACGGTCTTTGGGCGATACTTCTCGACCCACAAAAAATCTTCAAGCATAATATATCTCCGTCACAAAAAGTGGGCGATGCCGAAACACCGCCCATTATAATCAAGCCTCGAACGAGGAGTTGGATTCAACAGCAATCCAATATTCTACTGTTGCACCCTTCCAGTGGCTGAGGCCCTTGGAAGAGATCGATACGTCATAAGAACCTGGAATCAACTTCATACAATCCGAACGGAATACCATGCGGAAGCGAGCTTCAGTTTCACCAACTTCGACGCTGAAAGAGTCGTTGCTAGTGCCACGAGTATCGACAGCCTGAAGCAAGATCTTGCCGTTCTTACCAACGATGGCGATTTCAGGAAGCTGAGAAACTGCCAGAGCCTTCATCACTCGATTGAGTGCTTCTTCTGAAATCAAGCAGTTGACTTCAGGATTGGGCAATTCAATCTCACGATCTGGTGGAACGATGATCAGCGAAGGATCAGTGACAGCGTACTGAAACCGATTGTTGCCTTCGATGAGTTCTACGTACGAATCCTTGATTTCAATCTCAGGATCATTAAACAAGGAAAGAGTGCCGATAAACCGTGAGAGGTCATATACGGCAAAACCTTTCTCGAAGTCTTGTTTAATTGTTGCTTTTGCAAGAACAGATTTTGTACTCGAAATAGTACGAATCACATTTCCAGGCTTGAACATAATGTTCTTGTTAATAGCCGAGAAGTTCTTGAGTACTTGCAACGTATCATTATCTAATTTCATAATAAATCTCCATATGTTCGGAATATTCAATATACCAACGATTGTATTAATTGTACACCATTATTTGTTTTTACCGAGTGCAGAAGGATCTGCAGTTGCAGCTGCACCGATACGTGCAATATCTGGTAGAGAACCACCAAAGACATACGAACCAACGTGCTTCAGTTCCATCCATGGGCAAAGCCATACATGCATACCAGCATTGCGAACCC